GGGCAGGTCCTTCGGTATCCAGGCGACCGTGACGTGCGGGGTGTAGCCGCCGAAGTCGTCGGCGACCTTGAACCCGGCGGTGTTCAGGGTGTATGCGAGGTCCTTCTGGAGTGACTCCAGGCCGGGGATGTCCACGCCGATCCAGAACGCGTCCTCGTCCTCGCCGTTCACGAACCGGCCGGTGCCGGTCAGGTTCCCGCGCAGGGCCGGGGTCCGCATGGCGACCTCGCCGACGGTGCCGATCAGTTTGCGCTGGTCATCCAGGGACAGGTCCGCGGCGTTGCCGAGGTAGGCGAGGGTGATGTGCAGGTCCCCGGCCGGTTCGCCGCCGGGCAGGGCAATCTCGGAGGCCCAGTAGTCGGGGATCATGAGGGCGACCATGACCCCGTCGGGTTCGGCGATGCCGATGTCCCAGGTCCCGTCGGAGGTCTGGGCGGCTTCGATGGTGACGGCTTCGATACCGCGGGCGAGCAGGGCCGCGACGGTCGCTACGAAGTCCTCGCCGAGGGTCTTGGCCATTTCCTGCGCTTTCGCGATGGGGACGGTCATTTTCCGGTTCATGGGATTATCCTTCATCCGTTGAGGTGTCGTAGTTGTAGGCGTCGGCGGCGGCGGTCGTCTCGATGACGCCGTCGGCGCCGGAGGCAAGGTCGGGTCCGGAGAGGACCGGGGAGAGCCAGTCGATGGTGACCGGGTTCAGGGCCTGGTTGGCGTACACGGCGGGGATCAGCACGGCGGTGCACCGGCAGTTGGGGTGCGCGGGGGGCATGATCAGGCCGTTGGAGAAGGGCTGGTCCCAGGCGACGGTGTCCCCGGCGAGGCCGGAGCAGACGGGGCAGGCGCCGGGTCCGGGGGACCACTCCTTCCGGGAGGCCTGCCCGGCAACACCGGAGCCGATCATCTGCGCCCAGGTCGCGTAGCGGCCCAGGTTGGAGGCGGTCTGGATTTCGGTGCGGGCGATGGTCTGGGCGCGGCGCTTCACGAGCCGGTTCCGGTACCGCAGGCCCATGGATTCGGAGCGGGCGGCGGCCCGTGCGGGGGCCATGCCGTCCTTGACCATGCGGGTGTAGGCCTTGGTCTGGTACTTCGCCACGGCCTCGGCCCAGGCCGGGTGCAGGCCGATGGAGTCCCGGAGCAGGGACGCGGCCTGGTCCACGGTGTACTGGCCTTCCAGGGCGGTGGCCATGACGGTGCGGATCGCCTCGCGCTGGGACTCGGTGATGGAGGCGATGAGCTTGGACCCCTGGGTCTGGGCGTACTTGACGGAGACGGCGTCCGTGTTCAGGAACGTCAGCTTCGCCGCGACTGGTCCGACGTCGCGGGCGGCATCCCGGACGGCTCGGCCGACCTGGGCCGCGAGCGGGACGGTGACGTCGCCGAGGGCGGCGATGAACTCCTGCCACGGCATCCCCTGGATCAGGCCGTTGACGTTCCGTGCCCGGATCATCTCCCGGGCCAGTTCGGAGGAGGCGTGCGCGTCCAGGACCGGCCAGGCGTGGTTGATGGCCCCGGCGATCAGGCCCTCGGCGGCGCCGTCACCGAAGGCCTTCCGGATGTCCTCGTGGGTGGGCGGGTGCTCATGGGTCATGAGGCGCCGCCCGGCGACGGCTCTCACTTCTGGGATTCCTTCGCGGGGGCCTTGGCGTTCGACTCGACCTTGGTGCCGGGGGCGACCTTGGGCTTGGCGGAGGCGGTGTCCTCCTCGCCGGGCTTGGGCTTGGGCTTGGTGGCCGGGGGCTTCGCGCCGACGGCGGTGTACGCGGCGGCTTCCTCCGGGGTCAGCGGCACACCGGCGCCCACGTCCTCGCGGGTTTCCTCGTCAATCGGGGGCAGGTTGATCAGGTCGCGGATGTACTCTTCCAGGGTCTGGTCCGGGACGATGATGCCCGCGTCGGTCATGGACTTGAGGAAGGTGCCCAGACCGACGAGGTCCACCTGCTTCACGTCGCCGAAGACCAGCTCGGGCGGGTTCTCGGCGTCCATGCCGTTGAGCTTGAGCAGGCGCGGGACGGCGAACTTGTTCACCACGGACGCGACGGACTTGGCGACAGACTCGACGGCCATCATCCACAGCTCGATCTTGGACACGCCGAGGGACTGGGTGCCGACCTGTTCGTGGCCGAGCATCAGGAAGTCGGCGAGCACGGACATGGCTATTTGCTGGTTCCAGCGGCCGATGACCTTGTCCGTGTCGAACTGGCGGGTGCCGCCGGAGGACATGAGGGTCAGGTCGATGGTCTTGTTGCCCTTCTCGTCATACACGAGGGGGAACAGGACGCCTTCCATCTCGTTGCGCTTGATGTTCGCGACGATCTGCTTGACGGTGTTGTAGAGGGCCTGCTCGTCCGGGGTCGCGGACGGGGAGAAGTACTGGGGGTGGAGCCAGCCGACGGGCAGGCCCGCGAGGTCGCGCTCGATGCCGATGGCTTCGATTTCCTCGATGCGTTTCTTGAAGAACCAGGCGCGGTAGGCGTTCCGGAGCAGGGACCGGCCCTCGGGGTTGCCGCGGGAGGTGGTGGTGCGGAACAGCAGGCCCTTCTCGATGGGGATGGTGAACTGCCCGCCCATGGACCCGGCCTGCGCCGCGGCCTGCGCGGAGCTGACGTTGTAGTTGGTGGTGTTGTTGCCCAGCACGCCGGTGCCGATGGAGTACACGGTCTGGGTCATGCCAAGCAGGGACCCGTCCGGGTTCATTTCCCAGCGGAACAGGGAGTCCTGGGAGCGTTCGGCCCACTTGCGCCAGCCGATTTTGCCGTCGGAGAAGCGGGAGCGGCGGGCGCCGTTCTTCTGGTCGCGTCCGCCGCGGATTTTGTACACGATTTCCAGGAAGGACCAGCCATAGATCATATTGGAGAGGATGGACTGGATGGTGGAGGACCAGTCCTCGCTCATGTCCTCGAAGCACTCCTGGGTGAAGTCCGAGATTTTCTGGTCGTCGCTACTGGCGTCGTCCGGGACCTGGAAGTGCCAGTCGAGCCGGGCGATGGTCTGGGTGAAGGCGACGAGGATACCGCCGATGACGGGGTCGTTGTCGGCCATTTCCCGGAGGATTCTTCGGCCGCGTTCGCCGCGGAGCTGGGTGAGGAATTCCTCGTAGACAACACCGCCGGACATGAGCAGACCGGACCGGCCGACTTCCTCCAGGTTGGATGCCTTGTTGATATTCTCAACCACCGTTAGCCCCGTTCGCCAGTTTCGCTATGAGGGTCAGCGCTTCGTCCTTCGTGAAGCCCGCCGCCCTGAGTGAGAGGTACATTTCGTGCATTGCCACCGCGCCTTGGGTGAGCACAGAAAAGCCACTATCCATGGTTGGGAGTCTACACGGATAGTGGCTTTTTCTGGTACTCGGCACGCCCGGGTTCATAACCCTGGTGAACTAAGTCGGGTAGGTGCGGCCAGCAGGAGGACCTTCGGATGACTAGGAGGACCATCTTGGCTACGGAGTGAGCCGGTCAACCTTCGCTCCCGTACCCGCTCTTGTCATACAGGGGGGAGGCGTTGACTGGCCGCACCAGGTCTTTAGGTTTTGAACATCGCCTCGCGGGCCTCCAGGCCCAGCAGGTGGGGCAGGGTCCGGAGGACCACGTCGGCGTCGTTGAGGTAGTTGTCCACGTAGTCCTGGCCGTAGTCAGGGCTGTCGAGGACCTCCTCCCAGCTTGCGCACGGGCCGTTGTTCATGTTGAACAGGTACAGCCCGAGGTGGTACTTCTTGGCGACAAATTCCGGGTGGACTAAATAGCCCGGGCGATGACGAGTACCAGCAGGATGAGTACGAGAATCCATATCCAATCCACGGCTTGCTCCTTCCATCAGAACGGAGGCTCCGAGTCAGGCCCGGTGCCCCAGGGGTCGTCCTGCTGAGTATTCCCGCCCCAGCCCTGGTTGGAAGCCGCGCCACGCGCAGGCCCCCTTCCCTGGCCCTGCGGTGCGGCCTTGGCGACCTTGGCCGTGGCGTACTTGAGGCTGGGGCCGATTTCGTCCACTTCGAGTTCGATCACGGTGCGCTTCTCGCCCTCTTTGGTCTCGTAGGACCGGGACTTGAGGCGGCCGGTGACGATGACGCGGGTGCCTTTGCCGAAGGAGTCGGCGAGGTTCTGGGCCGCTTCCCGCCAGAGGGCGCACCGGAGGAACAGGGTCTCCCCGTCGGTCCACTCGCCGTTCTTGAACAGCCTTGGGGTGGAGGCGATGGTGAAGTTCGCGACCGCCTGGCCGGAGGGGGTGAATTTGATTTCGGGGTCGTTGGTCATGTTGCCGATGACGGTGATCGTGGTTTCGCCACTCATGATTGTTTCTTTCCGTTGCGGGGGTATCCGACGCCGAGCTGTTGCCTGCGCCGGGAGACTGCGTAGTAGGTCCGCCCCAGCTTATGGGCGGTCTCCGACAGGGTGACCTTGTTCGCAAAGTCCATCTGGACGGTGCGGTCCTCGGAGTGGGTCCACTGGGTGAACTTGGCGATGGCATCGGCCTCGGTGTCCTTCTGGAGGTGCCGCTTGTGGGCCGGGTCCGGGGAGTTGCGCCGGGTGCGTTTCGGGGTCTCAATCTCGGCGCCGTCAAGGACGCGGCGTTCGCGGCGGCGGTACGCATCCGGGCCGGTGTTGAGCCGTCCGAACTGGATGTCGCCGTAGGGGCTGTCACCCTCCTGGGTGAACAGGACCTCCTCCAGGTGCCGGGTGCGTCCGCCGAAGAGGCGGACCTTGACGGTCCAGACCTGCGGGCGGGAGCCGCGGGGGGAGACCCGCTCGACGACGGTGTAGTACCCGGGCGGGGCGCCCCAGCGGGCGGCACGGGCATCCATGGCCCGCTGGACTGCGTGCTGTGTGTAGGTTTTACTGCCGGTGCGCGGCATCAGTACGCGCCTTTCTTGAGATTGTCGCGATAGACCAGGTAGTTCTTGGTCAGCGTGTGGAGGAGTTCCATGTCGGCATCCGTGAGCAGGATGTTCTGGGTGGTGTTGTCGTTGGTCAGCGCCAGGATTACTTCGCCCTCGGCCAGGTGGTAGTGGCCGTTCTCGTTTTTCAGGACGATTTTGTCGAACCGGCGGTCAGTGCTTTTGGGGATGGCTTCGCCTCCTCCAGGTTTTTGAGGACCTGCTGGGTCCGGGCCTTGTCGATGGCTTCCTGGTACTTGACCTCGGCGTTGGAGGGGACCTTGGCGGCTACCGCCTGGGCTTCGGCGATCCGCTCCTGGCGGTACTCCTCGTTGGTTTTGACCGGGTCCTTGGTGGCGGCCCGGCGGTCCTCGATGTTGGTGATGGCCTTCTGCAGTTCGGCGCGCTGGGCGTCGGTCATGGTCCGCTGGTTGTCGCCGATGGGGGGTGCCTGGCGGTTGCGGATTTCCCGTTTGCGGGCGTCTTCGGCTTCGGTCTGGGCCATGGTGAGGGCCATGTAGACCCGGCGGAGCCGGTCGAGGGTGGACTCCAGCTTCGTCTCGGGGTAGTCGGAGTCCAGGACCTCGGTGAGGATGGTGGCGAGGTCCTTCTGGACGTTGGCGCGTGCCCAGGCCTTGGATTCGGTGTAGTACTGCTTCTCCTCCTGCGCCAGTTCGAGGGAGAATTCGAGGGATTCGCGGAACTTGGAGGCCGGGGTCGGCCGTGACGGGGGTTCGACGTAGGGCATGGTGTCTTCGATGTTGACAAGTTTGGTGGTGGTGGTCATGGCGGTTTGGTGCTCCTAGTTGCGGGGCTTGGGGAGGCCCATGCTGATCTGGATGAAGATGCCGTTGTCCCAGAACTCGATCTGGCCGGGTCCGTGGGGTTCGGCGGTGTCCACGCCCTGGTTCTTGGCGTATCCAAGCCAGGCGGGGAGTGAGGGGTCCTTGATGTCTACCTTGCGGCCGTCGGAGAAGGTGACGTTGACGGTGGCCGGGAACCGCTTGAGGGTCCGGGCGTTGACTGGGGTGAGTTTCATTTCGCTTCCAGGAAGAGAAGGTTGCCGGTGGAGGTGTTGGTCCAGAACCGGAAGAGGCCCGGTTCGCCCTTCGGGAATTCGAAGAGGCCTTCGTAGTCGTAGCCGGGTTCGGTTGATGTTTCGAAATCAACACACTTGGCTCCGGTGGCCCAGTAGGACATGACCTGTTGTGCCTGCCGCTTCGCTTCGAGGATGCTCATGGTGGTTTTGCTCCTAGGTGGTTGTTTCGATCTGACACTTCAATTGTAACCCGGGTTAGGAGGGTTGCACAAGACGAGCGTCAACCTATGTTAGGAGATTCCCCCAGATGTTTGTCTGGAGCAGGCCCTCGGGCGGCAGGGGCAGGGGCGTGCCGGGCGGCTCGAACACGGCCAGGAGCAGGGCCTCGGCCCGGTCGGGGGAGGACACGCCGCGTTTCTTCATGTCCTCCTTCTTCTCTATCTTGATCCGGCCCGCGGAGTCCACGCCGTAGGTGGGGCCGTTGAGCTGGGCCAGTTCCTTGGTCTCGATGTCCAGCCACAGGTCCAGGGCCTCGTCGTGGCCGGGCTGGATCAGCTTGCGGGTGGCCCACCACATTTCGGCGCGCTGGTTGGTGAACTTGGTGGATTCGCGGGCCTTCTCGGCGACGTTGACGCCGACGATTTCGGCGCGGAACCGGTTCTCCCGCTTCCACTGCTGGAGGATGGAGACCACGCCCCAGCCGACGCCGATGGAGTCCAGCTTGACCCGGACCGGGAGGGTGATGCCGCGGGCCTTGTGGTCCTCCTCGGCCGTGTCTATCTCCTCCGCGATGCGCCCGGCGACCTTGACGGCGTCCTCGTTGTCGGCGCCTGCCTTCGCGTGCACGATCCTGGCCCGCCAGCCGTCCAGGCGGGCGATGACGAACTCGTCGCCGCCGTCGGAGGCGATGTCAACACCGAGCTTGATCCGCTCGTTCTCGGTGCCCTCCAGGACGTTCGCCATGGCCCGCTCCAGCCAGCCCATGGGCAGGGTCTTGGAGGAGTTGTCGCGGGGGAACTGGGCGTCCACGCGGGCCGTGTAGTAGGCGCTGTCGCGGCCGAACTCGTCGATGATGCCCTGGACCCACTTCTCGTCGATCAGGTGGGTTTTGACCTCGTGCGGGGGCACGCCGGGCGGGCAGGACTTGCACAGGCCGGTCGGCTCGCCGGTGAAGTTGGGGGTGTCCTCCCAGCCGATCCGGATCACGTTGTACCGGTCGGAGTTGCAGAGCCGCTCGAACCAGGTCTGTTCCTCGTCCACGGGCGGGTTGCCGAGGATCAGCATCCGGGTGTTGCCGCCGGTCATGAGGGCTTCGAGGTTGCGGCCGAAGCCGTTCTTGATGCCACCGGCCTCGTCCACGACGATAAGCAGGTTCGGCGCGTGCGTGCCCTGGGTCGCGGCCTCGTCGTCATCCGGGGGCTTGAAGCCTTCGACGACGGCCTCGGGCGGGGTGCCCATCATCCACTCGACCTTGTTGGTGTAGCCGAGTTCGGGCATGTGGTGCAGGTGCAGGCGGCGGATGTGCGGCCAGAGGACGTTCTGGACCTGGCGGAAGGTGGAGGAGGTGGTGATGACCTTGGTGGTGCCGGGCGGGTAGCAGGCGGCCCAGTAGGCGACGGCGCGGGCCGCGATGTGGGTCTTGCCGGGGGCGTGCGCGGCGGGGACGGCGGTGCGCTGGTTCACGATCAGGGACTGCAGAATCTCCCTCTGCTTGCCCCAGATGACCTCGCGCAGTCCTTCCTCGACGAACCTGACCGGGTCGCCCTGGTATTTGAGCCAGGGGTTGGCGAGCATGTAGTCGAGGTGGTTCTCCAGGGAGGCCCGTTCGGCGGCTGACATGGCGGCCAGGATCGGGAGGCGGACCTCCGGGGCCTGCGCCATGAGCCACTCAAGCTCACTCGACATCGCCGCGGAGTCTGCGGATTTTGGCTTCCAGGTCGGAGACGGGCACGATTTCCATCTTGACGGGGTCCCCGGCATTGGGGCCTTCGAGGTTGATCCGCTCCTGGCGCCCGTACTTCTCGCGGAAGGTGCGCTCCAGGAACCAGGCCTGGGCCTGCCACTGGGGGGCGTGGTCGGGGGTTCCGGCTCCGGCCTGCTGGATGGCGGTCAGGGCGCGGATTTCGGAGGCGGCGCGGGCCTTGTCGGTCTGCAGGTAGAAGACGACGAAGGGCCACTCGTCGGGGTGGAAGGGTTCCGGGCATTCCTCGAACATGTCGCTGACGCGGGCGGAGGTGATGCGGCCGTTTTCGTCCATGCCGGTCATGAAGGACGCGGTGATGTCCTCGGCATCGTACCCGAGTTGGTTGACCCGGGTCATTTCCGCCTCGCCCTTGTTCCGCCAGGTGTGGTAGGTCTGGCGGGAGATGCCGACGAAGGTGCAGGCGGTCGTGATGTACGCGCCGCCGGATAGCGTGTTGATCAGGGCCGTTGCCAGGACTTCGTTGAGCCGGGACGGTCGGCCGTCCATCTGGTTGGGGTGCACTACCCGGGTAGGTTTTTTGCGCGTCATAGGGGCAGTCTACCAAGCATCTGGGGTAGACTCCTTACCATGGATAGGATTCTGGCATGTCGGGCATAATCGGCGCGACCGTGGACGAGCCGGTCGGCTCCCTGAACGGGTATTTCAAGAACCCCCGGAAGGGGAATATCCCGGCGATCATGGCCTCGCTGAAAAAGCTGGGCCAGTACAAGCCGATTGTCGTGAACGTCGGCACCCACACCGGCAGACCGAACGAGATTCTGGCGGGCAACCATACCTGGCAGGCGGCGAAGAAGCTCAAGTGGGCGAAGGTCACGGTCTCCTGGGTGGACGTGGACGAGGACACGGCGGCGCGCATCGTGCTGGCGGACAACCGCACGAATGATCTGGCGACCTACGACGACGGCATCCTGACGGACCTGCTCAACGGCCTGCCCGACGTGGTCGGCACCGGCTATGACCAGGCGGACCTGGACCACCTTCTGCGCTCGCAGGAGCCGGAGGTCCTGCCCGACGGCGGGGACGCCGGGACCGGGGATGACCTGTTCCACATTTACGGGGTCGTCATCACCTGTGAATCCGAGGACGCGCAGATCGCGCTCCTGAAACGGTTCCTCGACGAGGGCCTCGACGTGAAGGCGCTGAGCCTGTGAAAACGACCATTGATCTGGTCTCCAATGTGCAGAAGACGGCACGGCTGTTGCAGATGTCGTCGATGTTTGACCTGCCCATGGAGGAGAAGCTGTCCCTGCACTGGGACCATGACCTGCCGGTCGAGGACCGGGACTGGTCGGTGGGGCTGATCGTCGGCCCGTCCGGGGCGGGGAAGTCCGTGCTGGCGAACCGGCTGTGGCCGGACCGGGTGCTCAAGCCGATGGCGTGGGACCCGAACCGGACGATCCTGGACAACTTCCCGGAGGAGATGCCGGTCCGCGACATCACCGGCCTGCTGACCAGTGTGGGCCTCGGCTCCGTGCCGACCTGGGCGCGGCCGTTCCACACGCTCTCCAACGGCGAGGCGTTCCGTGCCGAAATGGCCCGGGCAATGGCGGAGGACAACGGCCTGCTGGTGGTGGACGAGTTCACGTCCGTAGTGGACCGGCAGGTCGCCCGGGTCGCGTCGCACACGCTCCAGAAGTCGATCCGCCGGGCCGGGCGGCAGATGGTGGCGGTGACCTGCCACTACGACGTGGAGGAATGGCTCCAGCCGGACTGGGTCTACGACGTCGCGGCATCCAAGTTCACCTGGAGGTTGGTTCAACCCCACCCCAGGCTCAACCTTGGTTTCTACGAAGTCGATAAGTCCGCGTGGCGCGTGTTTGCACGCCACCACTATCTGAGCGGGGAGCTGTCCCCGGGCGCGAAGTGCTTCGGGGCGTTCATCGGCGATGAGTGCGTGGCGTTCGCCGCGTACATCCACTTCGCGCACCCGAAGACCCGGAACATCAAGACCGGCCACCGCCTGGTCGTCCTGCCCGATTATCAGGGGCTGGGCATCGGCGGCCGGATGGATGACTGGCTCGGGCAGAAGCTGTGGAGCGAGGGGTTCCGGTACCGGAACATTACCGGCCACCCGGCGATGATCCGGTACTACAAGACCAGCCCCCGCTGGCATGACATGACCCCGGGCAGGCAGACCCTGCAGAAGACGATCCGGGACCCGAAAAGCACGGCCCTGAGCAAGACGCTCCGGTCCAAGTCCAACAACGACGCCCTGCGCCGGAGGGCGCTGGACCCGCGGCGCCTGAATCTGCGCTCGTTCGAATACACCCCCCCGGAGGAATCATGACCGCTACGTTTGTGGCCGCGAAACTGCACGGCATCACCGTGACCGCGGCGTCCGTCGAGTACAACGGGTCGGTGACCATTGACCGGTCGCTGATGGCCCTGGCGGGGATGGAGCCGTACGAGCAGGTGGACATTGTCAACCTGAACACGGGCGGGCGGTGGACGACGTATATCCTGCCGGGCGAGGAGGGCGTGTTCTCGCTCAACGGCGGCGGCGCGAGACTCGGGGTGGTCGGTGACCGGTGTGTGGCGATGACGTACCGGTCCTTCGACAGGTTCCCGGGCGCGCAGGTCCTGTTCCTGAACACGGGCAACCAGGTCGTGTCCGTCATGCCGTACCCGGGCGCCGAGTAGTGGGCATGAAGGTCCTGGAGATTGGTTCCTACGTAATCCCGGCGTACGCGGGAATGCTTCTCCGGGAACAGGGCCACCGGGTGGTGAAGTGGATCAACCCGGACCCCGAGGTTTTGGACCCGGTCCAGCAACTGCTCAAGGGCGAGGAGATGTGGGCCTGGCTGAACGAGGGCAAGCAACTGGTCCGGCACAACGCCCGGTACGTGGGGCTGAACCACCTGCTCCGCACCGGCGGGTTCGACATTGTGATCGACAACGTCCGCGCCGTGACGTGGGAGCGGTGGGGCGTGGACCCGGCGGCGATAGCGGCCCGGGAGGGCGTCGCGTGGGTCTCCATGCGGGATGATTTCGACGGCATGAGCTTCGACGCGATAGCGCAGGCCCGCGCCTGGGGCGACCACCAGGGGATCGTGCCGATGTACCTGGGCGACACCACCGGCGGGCTGTGGCTGGCCTTCAAGGCCCTGAACGCCCGGAAGGGCCACCACTACATTTTGCGGCAGGCCACGGCCCTGGCGAAGCTCGTGGAGGGCGAACTGGCAGTGAGGCCGCCCCGCGAACGAGACGGCCTCAGTACCGTGTGGGACAGGCCCGGTGATTACGGCCCCGACGTCGATGGCTCAGCCAAAGTCGAATTCAGGGGTCAGACTGTCCGCGAACCGCTCCGGGATGATGCGTGGCGCCGGGCGAATCTTCACCACCGGGATGGCCGGTACATCATCTAACGACCGCTTCGGCAGGGTCCCGACGGGGAACAGTCCCTGCAGGCCGCGGAACGGGATCGGCTCCGGCAACAGCACCGGATTCGTGATGAGCCAGTGGAACTGTCCGCGGTCGGCCCAGGCGGACCGGTGGTTGCGGACGCAGTCCACCAGATCGACGTGTCCCAGAAGGTAGCCGCGGGGCGAGTCGGCGGCTCCCTTCGCAATCTCTGAGGGTGCCTGGTAGTCGAACACCTTACCGGCCTGAATCCAGAGCCGCCCGCGGTATTCGGTGTTCCAGGACCTGTTCTCGACGTCCTTGCCTGCGTTGAATATCGCCCAGGCCCAGGGCTGTCGGATGCTGATCCCGTATTCGACCATGTGGTCTCCTCTTGTTGGTGGTACCCGGCACGGTGCCGGACGTTTAGAAGGGCTGGGAATCCGCGAGTTCCGCGGGCACTACCAGTTCGGCGGCGGGCAGTTCGACGGTCAGGTCCGGTGCTTCGGGGGCCTGGGCCGGGGTCGCGTCGATGGCGTTCATGAGCGCGTTGAACTTGGCGAATTTCTCGACCGGCTTCTCGCCGTCCGCGGCGGTGTCCCGCCAGGCGATGGCGGCCTCGCGGAGCTTCTCCAGCTTGGCGGCGTCGGCCGCGGCCTTCTCGGCGCTGGCCTTGTATCCGGCGACGGCGGTGTTGGCCTGGTTGATCTGGGACCGGTAGTCGTCTTCGAGGCGGCGCTGGCGTTCGGTGGCGCGGGCGACGCGTTCCTCCATGTCGCCGTACATGTGGTTCAGGACCTGGCCGACGAGGCCGTTCAGGGCCGTGGGGAGGGTGATGCCGCAGGTGCCGAGCAGGGAGATGAACTTCTGGCCGCGGGTGGTCTGGACGGCCCGTTCGGTCCGGCGTGCCCGGGGGAGGGCGGCGACGGCGCCGTAGTAGTTGGAGCTTTCGAAGGAGGTCTCGGCCCTATTGGGGGATTCGAGCACCCGCCGGACGCGGGTCTGGTCCCAGACGGCGGTGAGGTCTTCGAGCGGCGGCGGGGTGGGGGCGTTGCCGGTGCGGATCGCGGTGGCGACGGCGGTGGCGGCGGACAGGTGCCCGAAGGCGGCCCTGACCTGCTCGGGGGACATGGCGGAGGTGACCTCGTCGGGGATGTCCAGGACGCACCCGTCGTTGTGGGTGACGTGGGTCAGGCGCCGTTCGGGCATGTAGGTGGCTTCGGTGATCGGTCCACAGCCCTGGATGGCCTGCATGAAGCTGGTGATGAACCGTTCGACGTTCGAGGATGGCATGGTGGTGGTTTCCTGTCGGTAAGGCCGGTGTGATCCGGCTCTCATTTTTCTCTGACTCTATAATTCTAACTGAGGTTAGGCGCCGTGCCTAGACGCGGTCCAGACATGGCGGAGGCCCCGCCGGG